TGGCAAGGCATATCGCTTAAAACGGCGTTAGAAATAATGAAAAAAACGGAGGAGAGAGAAATGTTAAAAGAAGAATTACAAGAAGTGTTAGATTTTATCGAACAAGATTTTGGAGTATTGCTTAACAACAGCAAAATAAATGATTCGCAAGTTGCTGAATTTGAAGGGAACGGCAAAGTTAAATTTGAATGTTATTACGATAAAAATAAGTATGCGATCGTTTCAAAAGATGAAATTGAATTAGATGGATTTACAGACCACTATCAAACTGGTGATTTTGAAGTATATTATTTTGGAGCATAACGCAAAAAAGCCCCGACTCAATTAAGAGACGAGGCTTTTATTTATTTAAACGACCGCGACGTAGCGATCATGACCGCTATATGATTTGTAGTATAACCACACGTAACCATTCGCCACTACTTTTTTAGAGTAGTTAAATCCTTGGCCTTTTCCGTAACTTCCCACGATCCCGAAATTCGTACCGGCTCCACTTCTGATATTCATGTTTTCCGGACAAGTGTACCAACCGCTATTTGGTAAGTTTGAGCCTTTCAAGGTTGCAACAACCGGCGCTTTGTAAGGCGTTGTATATGCCATTGATGCCCATCCGCCACCCGGCACATTACACCAAGTTGTATAACCTACGACTTTTTCGCCGTTTCTAACAATTTTCGTTGGTTTGATTCGTGTACCTGGTTTCAACGCTTTGACAACGGGGCTTGTTGTGTTAGGCTCTTTCCGGACGTTTAATACTACGTCAGTCACTTGCTCGGTAGTAAAGTTTTCTTCTTTGTATTTCGGTGCTGCCGTTGTCGGTTTTGAAACAACTGGTTTAGATGGAGCAGCTGCCACTTTGCCTAAAACGTCCGATTTAAAATTAACCCATCGAGTCCATTTTTTATCCAAGTTAAATTGACCCGGGCAAATTTTACGGCTTGCGTCGTAATGGCGTACAACGTTAGCAATTGGAATATTATATTTTTTCATTAGATCTTGCACAATCTCAACAGTGTTTTTTTCTGTCTTGACAGTCACCGTTCCGCTAGGTAAACACATTTCAATCCCGATTGAGTTTTGATTGTGGATGCCGTATTTCCCATCTCCATCACCTACATGCCAAGCGCCATGATTAAATTCGACTGATTGCCAACATTCGTTATCGTCCACAAACAAATGAGCGGACGCACCGCGATTTCCTCCGGCAAAGTAATCGACATTGTTTTTTGCTGTTGATTTAGCGCCCACATCGTGAATCACAATGTACTGCGGTTTATTCCAAGTGTAATGGTTGTAAGCGCTGATTTTACGTTGAATTTTTAACATGTTAATTCCTCCGTTTTTTTTATTTTTTTGTATTAAAAAAGGACTAGCGCTTGCTAATCCTCTTTGTTGTAGTTATGACTCGATACGCCAATCAGACCGCCGATAAACGTTGCGATCAAACCGATTACTGTAACAATCGTTTCAGTGTTAGCAAGTAACCCAGTTGCGCCAAATCCAGCGATTAACGTCATTAAAGCCGGTGCAAAAATGGTTACGAGGTATTTTAAAAAGTCGTATGTTTTGTTTGATAGTTTCATATTCTCAACCCCTTTCCCTAAAAAGCGTTTTTAGTTGCTCATCGTGTGAGGTCAACTTGTCTCTGTGGTCATCCATCCGTTCTTCGTGCTTTTCTAGCTTTTTGTGCAACAACCGTCGATCCGTCTTACTCGCTTCTAAGTCACGATTTAATAAATCTAAACTATGACTCATTTTTGTTAGATTTTCCGTAATCCGAGTAAAATTTCCCATTATCGGACGGATGAAATAGGCTACGAGTGTAACTATCGTCATAATAGCTCCCGCCCAAACCGCAACCTCTCTAATATCTAACATATGCCACCTCCATCAAAATATTAATTTCCCGAATGCCCAAAAAACAAAAACCCAAAATAATAGACTGCCTATAATAATAGACAGCCATACGATCCAATTCGGTAGTTTAATTAGTAAGTTCCACATTTAAACAGCACTGATGCGATCTTCTACACCGTAAACATACGTTTGAAACTCCGCAATATCTGCCCTACAAGCAGCCTTGTTCGCTGCATATAACTCTTGATTCTGAATAGACTGCGAAACTGTTGAGTTACCTAAATTCTCTGTTGAGATACTTGCTGACAGATAGATAACTGTCTGGCCGTCCACCACAGATTGCCCCTGAAGTGACGTTGATTTTGTAATTTTTAATGCCATTAAACATTCCTCCTATTGATTTAACTGCAAACAAAAAGGACCAATCCTGTTAGATCAGTCCTCTGCTGCGATATATTCCTCGCCTGTAATTTCCTTGTATTCCTCTGCTGTTAACACTTTACCAACCACATTCCAGACTCGCTGTTTACTCCACAAGCCCACTTCGTAGTAATACTTTATTTTGTCAAACATTACAGTTTCACTCCTGTCATAACTGCTAGATAGTCAATATCTGCTCTATTCTTTTCTTCTAACGGCAACTCTCTTTCGTCTAGCGCTTTAGAGTCGCTAAACAGTAATTCAAAGTTTTCTTCAATTTGCTGTTGCGTAATGTCTCTACTGATTTTGAAAGTTACTTCATCATAAACAAAAACTCCTTCACCCTCAGCGTCAACTTCTGTCGGCAACTCCTTGCGTAAATAAACATCTACCATTTCGCCATCAGGAAGGACAAAGTAAGAGATTTTCGGCATTGCTGTATTTGTGTAAGATTTCAACATCTGCACCTCCTTTCTCAAACATACTAATTTTACTTTTCGCAAGCGCAACCATTTCGTCAACTTTCAGTTTCTGTCTGACGTTGAATGAATCAGTATGCTTATACCAGCCAAATGCACTGATAATCATTCTGGCACGCTTGATAGTGATATATCCTCTTTTGCGCAGTTCCTTCCACGCTCGCAAGAATTGCCTTCTTGTTTTAATGAATATCTTTGCCCTGATTGTTGTTCTGTCTGGCCTAAACACAAAGCCCATCATGTCAATTGGTTCTTGCGCTGAAAACTTTTGTATCTGCCAGACATCTTTCACTGTAAGCCCAAGAAATTCTCGAATGTATTTGACAAGCATCTTCATGCCTTTCTTGACATCTTTTCTCGAAGTTCCTGTCAGTAAAAAGTCGTCCATGTAAAACAACACATGGTTAATCAGTCGCACTCTTTTGTTCCCATTTCGCTTTGACTTACGTATTTTAAACAGTTTTTCTGCTGCGAAATGGTATGCATATGATAAGTAGTAATTGCAAAGGTACTGCGATAGGTAGGATCCAATTGATAAACCAGCATCAAACATATCTATCAACTGAAATGCTAACTTTAAAATATCCGCATTCTTTACGTCACGAGATATTAGGTTTTTCAATTTGTCTACAGGGATTGACGGAAAACACTTTGTAATGTCGCCTTTTGCAAAATACTTAATGTCATTACGCCATCTTTCAATATGCTTCTTCCCATACGTCTGCCCTCTGCCTTTAATGGAAGAGCACTGGAATACGCCAATTTTAGCGGAAAACATAGGTTTCATTGCGTTCACACAGACGTAATCAAGCATCTGGTGAATGGGATCCTCAACGCCAAGCTTGCGGACCTTGCCGCTCATTCCGTCTACTTTTTCAAAGTAATGAATAGGCTTGAGATTCAGTGAATCACTTTGCATCCTGCGACACAAGTCTTTTGCAATCACAGGAATGCATGACAGTAATTCTGTTTTTGTCTTAGTTAACGCCTCGTCAAAAGAAATGTTAAGGTAATCTGCGAACATCTTTCTGACATCATGCCGCTGCCATTTCTCATCAAGATATTCCAAGCAACAACTTTCAATAAAGCTTAAATCATAGATATTTACATTTTGGCAATATCTTTTTATATGTTTTCACTCCTTCGAGCGTAATATTCTTTCTAATAATCTAGATGACTTTCGGTGTTTCTACTAGCCACGCAATTAACCTCAAGCGTTAATCACCTTTGCGCTTTGTCACGCTCCGCTCTGGTTTCGATTAATTTCACTTATAAAGTAAGCAAGCCTGTTTAAAACAGGGAAATACAGCACACATTATTTTGTTTTTATTAGGATTCCGACCGAGAATGTTCCAATTCGAATTCGTCAACGAATTATTGCCATTAAGGTACCAAAAACCGTCTTGCAGTCCATTGTTCAGATTGCCAAGCGATAACCACTCTCGTGCGGTGCTGTAAGTCCTTTGATATATTAGGGTTTCACCCCTCGTCCGCTACGCTTCCTCACCCCTGCTTCGCCCAGTAGCAGAAAGCCGACCGAGAACGCCCCAACCCGAACCCGTCAACGAACTACCGCCATAAAGGCACCAAAAACCGCCCAGCAGCCCAACGCCCAGATGGCCAAGCGATAACCACTCTCGGTATCCAGTTACAGGCGAGTTTGTATAAACGCCATCACCAAATCCAGTTGATGATGATGCTCCAGCTACAGACTGAACCATTAAACTTGGGTGTTGTGGATCAACTTCGCAGGTTGCAAGGTACGACCAAGTGTTGTTTGTCTGTACTAACCGCTTACTAAGTAACTTGTAGTCTACAGTCGCAGTTGTTGCGTATTTTGTACAGTCGTAACAGATGAATACTTTAATTTCGTAATTATCTGGATTTGCGTTGTCATTGTAAATCATTACATTCTGTAGAACCTCATATCCGCCATGCAACATCTCAATGCCGTTGATTAACAGCGGCTCCTTGTTTGACTTGCCATTAATTGGCGAACCATCTACGCCCTTAACATTGTCGCACGCACCAGAACCCCAAGGGACTGTTGAGATACGCATGGTGCTTGTTACGTCAAATGGCGTTGTATCTAAATTAACTACTGAATTAACGCCGTCTGCCAGTGGTTCAATTCCTGAAATCATCACTCTGTTCCGCACATTGTGAAGTAGTGCGCTGTCTCTATCCACTGTTACTGTTGCTCCTAAGTCACCAATTGAGACACGAGAACCAACAACCAGTGCAGCTGCTTGTGCATTAGCCACAACAAAGCGACTCTTGCCTGTTTCTAAGACAGCAGGAGCGTACTGCGTGTAGTAGTTGTTACAGCCGTTGCCAACAGTATCACTGTTTGTTGACGCATATTTCAGCATTAACATCAGCTTAACCCAGAAATCATCATGCGTTGTTTTGCCAGAGTACTGCGCACCCTTTTTCTTAAATTCTGTTATCTGCCCATTATGCGACATGTTGATGTACTCAGGATTCTGCCCTGAAATAGATGCTAACTTGTTGTCGTCATGCGGGTTCCTAACTGCAGGATACTTTGCACGTAAAATAAAAGGTCTAATGGTTCCGTCAAGCTTCTTCCCGCCTGGCACTACTGTATAACCTGGATGCATAACATCAGAGTAAGAGTAGCCCCAAGTAGTCTCAGTCTCAAAGCGCTTCATAAAACCTGTCATATTCATGACCCAAACATCGCCATTTGTCCCGTCACTTCTAAAGCGTCCATCACCTTTGATTGCAGTTACATGATAGTTGTCATTGTCATCTACGTAGCCATTTACGTCCAAAGGTTTAAACAGTGCAATATCCATGTAGTCATCACGCCCAGCAAAGGCATTAGCGGACGGCTCAGCGACTAACCCTGCATTCGCATCTTTTTTTACACCTGTTGAAGAAGGCGATACAGTATATTTGTAAAATTCACTTGTATACACCTTGCCTGTTTTCTGCGACTGATAGAACCAATTGAGATTAATGTATTCACCAAGCTGACTATCGTAATACAGGTTCATTTCCTTGAGTGCTAAAATGTCAGTGATTGTCTGATTCGCTGCCGTCACGCTTGTATCAAATGCGTCATACTTGCTTGTCACGTCAGACTGTTTTATTGCAACGTTATCCGCAAAATCACTTGCTAGTGTGTTGACTTGTGTGTTTTTTGCATTGATGTTTGCGATAGTATTGTCAACTTGTGTCGTGTCCTCAGCTAAATCTAGCTTTGTTTGCGCGATCGTAATGTTTAACTCGCGTAATTCTTCTTCAATCGCTTCCCATCCGCCGAAAACATTATCAGTAAACTCTTCCGCCATTTTGTCGATATCCGAAACGTTTGACAGGATTGTAAAATATCCCAGATCAACACTCTCTGTGCCGTGCAACAAATATACACCGCAACGTACAACGCCGTGATATCCGTCCAAATAATCCGGCACAATCCAGTCGATGGATTCGCGATTGTCGTTTGGAACATCTACAATGATTTTTTGTGCTTGATTGGAGAGTTTTAGCAACGAGATTCTTATTGTGGCGCCGATTGGGATTTGATATGTTTGTGAGTCCTTGGTTAAGGCAATGCTGATTTTAACCGATTGTTTGTCAAAAGATTGGACAGTGATTCCACTTTGGATGATTCGTGGATTGTCTAAACTTAATGCGACTTTAAATGTCTTTGTTGCCATCTGCTATCCCTCCTTTTAAGCTAACCACTCCGCCATTTTCGCACGTGCGATCAAATCGAATTCAGTCGGTAGCAATGTATCAAATGTTTGTTCTTCTGTTAAATCCGATTCAGCAATAGATACTTGCGTCATAAATTGATTGCCACCTTCGTATTTTTGATAACGCACTTCAACGCTTTTGACCTCTCCTGTCGCTTCGTCAAATTGGTAATTTAGATTAGTCATTTTGATTTTCATCTTTTGCTACCTCATCTTTCTCTTGCAATTCTCTCAATTGTGCTTTCAGTATTGCATTTTCAATTTTTAAATTCGCTATTTCGATACCTAACTCATTAAAAATAAATTGTTCTTTATTCATTTAATGCTCCTTTCAGCGTTTGTATTTCGTTTTTGAGTTGCCAAATGGTGATTTCCATTTCTTTTTGGTTTTTATCTAATTCTTGAATAGCCTTCCATCCTAAAGAATTCATGGCGTACTGCTCGATTCCGTCACCGTCGATTATTTCTTCTGGTGTGTTATAACCTTGACCGATGACTAAGCCAATACGTGTCTTAACGCGACCGCTCGCTAATTCAGATTTGAGTTTGTAGTCGTAAATAACTGACTCTCGAATTAGTTTTAACGCGCTACTTGCATATGGTTTAATATCAGTTTTGAATGCTTCCATCGAGCCAGTCGGGAACGCGGACGCTCTAACTGGAACGTAAGAATCAGTAGTACCTGTGGTGGTAGCTCTAACTTCACCGCCAACCGCTGGTCTTACATAAATATTCGTACCGCCAATTAGACTATTATCATCCAATGTATTCGCGAATATTCCGCTTGCT